TTTCATTTGAACGCTGGCTGGCGTGAAGCAAACAAGCCTGTGTTCAAGGGATTGACCTGCGATTTTGACTCGACATGGGGCTACGGAATGCATCCGGCCATCGTGTCTCGCAATCAAGAGTATCAGCAGAACGCAATTCAATTCTGGAAAGAAGCTGCTCAATCACTGGTAGCAACGTCCGTTAAGCGATAGGGGTAGGCCGTGTTTCAGGCCAACTCCTTTCAACCCAATGCCTTTGAGATTGGGCAGATACAGACAGGTGGTGGCGGCGGAACAAACGCATCGGTAACGATTACCGGCGTATCGGCAACAGGTTCTGTTGGCTCGCTGTCTGCCTCTGGCGCGGCGAACGTATCGATCACTGGCGTACTGGCGACGGCTGCGGTTGGAACCGTCACAGCCTCCGGATCATCGGTCGTCAATGCGTCGATTGCGATCACGGGTGTCGCAGCGACTGCGGCTGTTGGATCGCTCACTGCGAGCGGTACAGCCAATGTCACTCTGACTGGCGTCTCGGCAACCGGCTCGGTAGGAACGACAACGCAGTCTGGTGCTGCGAATGTCACGATCACCGGAGTCTCTGCTGCAGCCGCAGTTGGAACTCTGACTGAAAGCGGATCAGCAAACGTCACGCTATCTGGCGTGTCTGCTACTGCGGCGGTCGGCACTGTAACGGCGAGCGGCTCGGCGGTTGTCAATGGCAATGCAACGATCTCTGGCGTGTCTGCATCGGGCGCAGTTGGATCGCTGAGCGCTACAGGTAATGCGATCTGGCAGGTATCTGGTGTATCTGCTGCAGGTCAGGCCGGAGATGTATCTGCTGCTGGCAACGTGGTTGTCGACGGCAACGTCACGATCACGGGCGTCTCTGCCTCTGGTCAAGTGGGAGATCTGGTAGCTGGTGTCAGCGCAACGGTGGCCATCACTGGCGTCTCTGCTGCGGCTCAGGTCGGCAGCATGGCGGCGGCAGGCGATGCAACTGTGCTGCTCACTGGCGTGCAAGCAGTGGCCGCATTCGGAAACCTGAGCGCGTATGGCGACGCCAACTTGGTGCTCGCATCGGTCAGCGCAACTGGACTGGCTGGGACTGTGACTGCAGCGCAAGGTGCTGCCGTGTTCCCAGATCCTGCAGACGTGAGGAGTGGAATTGTGTACGGCCCGACTGGGGTCGAATTCACCGGAACCATGACTGGTTCTGGATCAACCGTATTTTTAAGACGTGGCTAAATGAACCAAATCGAACTTGACGACGATCTCCCAGACGAGATCCTAGATGCTCACGCTCGTGATGAAGAGGAACGTCTGTCAAAAATTGCGATGCTTAGCCAAGTCGTTGCCAGAAAAAGGGATGAGGCCGTAACTGGCCGCTCGAACTCTGGCATTGAAGCCGAGTGGTCTGAAGACTCCGACGCATACGAAGGCATCGATGATGCCAATCGCTCGGATCAAAAGGTCGTCAAGCCCTCAACATCTGCAGGCGGCATCACACGCAAGTCTGTTCCGTCTGGCACTCGCTCTACCGTTTTCCTGAACATCACACGTCCGTACGTGGACTCCGCTGCCGCCCGTATCGGCGACATGCTGATGCCGACCGACGACCGTTCATGGCAACTCAAGAACGAGCCCATCGCTGACCGTGTGCCGTCATTTGCTGTGCAGCCTCAAGCTCCTCAGCTTGCCGAACCTCAGCAGCCCGGACAACCGCCAGTTCCTGCTGCGCCCACGCCCGTCCAAGACGCGATCACCGTCATGCAGGAAGAACTGCAGAAGCCGGTGGAGCGTGCACAGCGTCGCATTGACGACTGGCTGACAGAATCTCAGTGGCATGCAGAGTGCCGCAAGGTAATCGACGACTGCTGCCGTATCGGCGTCGGCGTCCTGAAAGGCCCGTTCCCAACCAAGGTGAAGTCTAAGGTTGTGGTGCAGGCTGACCAAGGCATCGCGCTTGAGATCATGATGAAGGTGTCGCCCAAGTCCAAGCGCGTCGACCCGTGGAACTGCTATCCCGATCCGGCTTGCGGTGAAGACATCCATGCTGGCAACTACTTCGTAGAGCACGACCAACTGACCGAGAAGCAACTGCGCGATCTGCGTGGGCTCGATGGCTATCTGTCCGATCAGATCACCGAGTGCATCAAGGAAGGCCCGCAGAAGAAGTACGCTGCATCGCAGAACCCTTCCGACAAAGAGCGCAACGAGAAAGACCTGTACGACGTCTGGTACTTCTACGGCGCTGTCTCGGCTGACGACCTGATCGCTGCCGGTGTCGACGGCGTGGAAGAGGGCGACGACAGCAAGTACGCCATCGTCACTCTGGTGAACGATCGTGCTATCAAGTGCGCACTGAACCCGCTGGACTCCGGCGAGTTCCCATACGACGTGATCCCGTATCAGCGTCGCTCTGGCACATGGACTGGTATCGGCGTGGCGCGTCAAGTGCGCACACCGCAGGGCATGATTAACGCTGGCACCCGCAACATGATGGACAACGCGGCATTGTCTGGTGGCCCGATCTTCGCGATCGACCGCCAGATGCTCGAACCCATCACGGGCGGCTGGGAGCTCACGCCTCGCAAGGGCTTCTATACGACCGCTGCCGCTGAAGGCAAGAGCATCAAGGACGCACTGGCAGTCTTCGATATTCCAAGCCGCCAGCAAGAACTGATGAACATCATCCAGTTCGCGCTGAAGATGGCCGAGGATGTCACTGGTATGCCGATGCTGTTGCAGGGTCAGACTGGATCTGCGCCTGACACATTGGGCGGACAACTGCTGGCCAACAACAACGCCGCTGCCGTCTTGCGTCGCTTCGCCCGTCTCTGGGACGACATGATCACAGAGCCCCACATCCGCAGGTACTACGAGTTCTTGCTGATGTACGGCGAAGACGACAGCGAGAAGGGTGTGTTCACTGTGGATGCACGCGGATCTTCCGCACTGGTTGAGCGTGACATTCAGAACCATGCTGCGATGCAGATGCTGCAGTTCTCGGCCAACCCGATCTACGGCATCGACCCGAAGAAGGCTGCGGAAGAGGCTCTCAAGGCACAGCGCCTCGACCCGAAACGCTTCCAGTACAGCAAGGAAGAACAAGCCAAGATGGCATCTCAACCTGCACAACCTCCGGTTCAGGTACAGGTCGAGCAACTCAAGGGGCAGAACGCGCTGCAGGCCATCCAAGCCAAGACGCAGGGCGAGCTCCAACTGGTGCAGCAAGAAGCTGCCCACGAGCAGCAGGCCTTGCAAGCTGGTGGAGCAACGCCTCACATGGCTGCAGCTTCGGCGCGCATCGAGCAAGAGCGCATCCGTGCGGCAACGGCTCAGTCGGTCGAAGCATCTCGCGCAAACGCAGAGATGGCGCGCGCTGAGAAGGAAAAGGAAATCGCAGACCAGAACGGTCAGTACCGCGTGCAGGAACTGATGCTCAAGAAAGAGATCGCCTTGCTGCAGTACAGCACGCAACAGAAGATCAGTCTGGACTCTGCCAAGACGGAGCTTGCCAAGTCGAGCATGGACAACGAAACCAAGCGGCAACTCGCTGCTGCGGAGATCGCTCTCGCCCAAAGCGAAGGCCATCACAACCGCATGGTCGACCTGCACAAGCACAACACCTCGCTCGTTCGCGACGAGATTTCTACACCTAACACACCGTGAAGCTCACGGACTCCGAGCGCATCAGCGCGTGTTGGGTGAAGTTGGAAAAGCACATCAAGGATGAGATCGAGGTGCTGCGCCAGCGCAATGACGCTGACGTGGATGCCGTGAAGACTGCGAATCTGCGCGGTCGGATCTTGGCCTTGAAACAGATATTAAGTCTCGCCGCTCCTGACAAAGGCGACGAGTAGAAATTTGCTTGCAGCCGAAAGGCTCCAAGCGATAAGTGCAGAACAGTGGTGAATAGCCGCCCTTCTGCGTGTCAACGCCAGCCTTCGAGCTGGTTTTTTTACGCCCTAAATCGAAGATGTCTATTGAAACAACACCGGAAGTAACGCCAAGCGAAGCCGATCAACTTTCTGCCGGATTCAATGATGAGCCCATCAAAGAAGCCCCACAGGAAACAGTAGAGGAAACGCAGCCTGAACCCGAGGTAAAGCAAGAGGAAGTTGTCGAAGAGGTAAAGCCTGAGACCGTCAGCATCACGTCTGAACAGTGGAATGCTTTGCAGTCGCGACTCGCAGAGATTGACAGCATCAAGGCTGAAACAGCCCGACGTGTTGACCAAGCGCTCGGCAAGTACGGCGAGCTCAATCGAACGCTGCAACAGATGCAACAAAAGCCTGCGGGCGGAGTTGATATGTCGCGCGTGAAGTTCGAGCGACTCGCAGCCGACTACCCCGAATTTGCCAAGTTGATTCAAGAAGATTTGGTTTCATCGTTTGTGCCAGTTCAGGAGAAGGCGGCAACGCTAGATCCAGCAGAACTGGAGCAGCGCTTTCAGTCCAAGCTGAACGAAGAGATTGAGAAGCTCGCCCTCAAAAGCGAGATACGCGATCTGACTCGCAGGCACCGTGACTGGGAGACGGTAGTGCGCAGCAATGAGTTCCAGCAATGGGGCGCATCACTGCCAAGCGACAAGTGGGAAGCCCTACGTTCAAGCAACGACGCGGATGAAATCTCCGGCGGTCTTGATGAATACAAGGCACACATCGCAGCACTGCAAGCAGCACAAACGGCTGCAGCCAAACCGACAGAACAGAGGAAGGTCGCATCAAAGCGCCTTGAAGCGGCAATCACGCCGACAGGTACGGCAAGTAGTCCCGTCACATTGAGTGAACGGGATTTGTTTCTACAGGGGTTCAAGTCCCCATAAATCCATAAAGGAAATTCATCATGTCTATGCAAGGTTTTAACCTTTCCCCCGGTCGGATAGCAAAGTTCAAGGGCCAGATCCTGAAGCACGCTATCCCCGTTGAAGTTCTGGGCGTTACTGGCCAACAAGTGGCCATGCCTGAGAAGTCCAGCGACACCATCGTATTTCGTCGTTGGTTGCCCTTCGGCGGCACTGCTGGCGCTCCCAACCAGTTCTTCCAGAACGCGACCGGCGACCGTGGCAATGCTTACGCTCAGGCCGCTCTGACCCAAGAAGGTGTTACGCCTCCGCCTGATTCTCTGGTGCCGCAAGACGTCACTGCTGTTCTGAACCAATACTCGGTTCTGTACGGCGTGACCGACAAGACGGTGTCTCTGTATGAAGACGACATCCCCAGCGAAATGATCCGCCAAACCGGCGAGCGCGTTGGCCTGATCCGCGAGATGGTTCGCTACGGTGCACTGAAGGGCTGTACCAACCAGTTCTACGGCGGCACTGGTACTACCCGCGCTACCGTGAACGGCGGTGTGACCCTGAACTTGCTGCGCAAGATCACTCGCTCGCTGCGTCAGAACCACGGCAAGGTGATCCGCACTGCTCTGGCTGCTGCTCCTGAGTTCGCAACCGCTCCGGTGGAAGCTGCTTACCTCGTGTTCGGCCACACCGATCTGGAACAAGACTTCCGTGATCTGCCCGGCTTCAAGCACGTTGCCGAGTACGGTCAGCGCAAGCCGATCAATGAGTACGAGTTGGGCTCGGTGGAAAACTACCGCATCATCTTGTCTCCTGATCTGCCTTCCATCCAAGACTCCGGCGCTGCTGTGGGCTCTTTGGGTCTGACTTCTACCTCTGGCACTTCCATCGACGTGTACCCATTCATCGTCGCTGCTGAAGATGCATGGGGCCAAGTGATGCTGCGTGGCGCGAACTCCCTCGACCCCACCTACATCGCTCCCAAGCAGAAGGACAAGAACGATCCTTTGGGTCAGCGCGGCTACATCGGTACCACCTTCTGGATGCAGTGCGTTGTTCTTAACAATGGCTGGATGGCAGTCGGCAACGTCGGAGCAAAATCTTTGTAGAATGACTTGATTCCCCAGTGAGGATGCTTGATACAATCACAGCATCATGACACGAAAGGAATCAAATGCCAGTTCAGAAAAGTTGTTTGGTTTGCGGCAAGGAATTCACAGTTCCGCCGACAAGGGCTGAGACAGCCAAGACGTGCTCACAAGCGTGTCGCGGAGTGTTGATAGCCAAAGCGTACGAGGACAAAAGGGTTCAGACTGAATGCCTACAGTGCGGCGAGAAGATCTCCGTACCGGCAAGCAGACATGAGCGCGGCAATGGTTTGTATTGCGGCAACGATTGCAGAAACTTAAGCATGGTTGGCAAGGGGTTCAGAGAACTCGTTGCTGATGGCGTTGAGTCATCTACAAGCG